GTTTGATAAGAAAGCAGAAGAATCTCTTGAATTACTCAAGGAAGAAGCTGTTAAAGAGTGCAAAACTAAAGATGCTGAGGTTAAAACAGTAACAGAAAGTGTTACTAAACCTAAAAGTATAGTCGATGGTTATGCGCAAGAGCTTGCAAACATGCGTCTCTAAGTAATCACTTACAACTGTTGAGGTATTTGTTACCTGATTCTCCAATGCAACGGAAAATAATGAAAGGAAACAAAAATAAATATTATGAATAAAGGTCAAAATTATATTGATAACAATAGAGCGTCGCAGTTGTTGGAGAAGTGGAGTCCCGTTTTGGACTATACCTCTAACAAAGTTAACGCTATCAAAGACGCATCTACACGTCTTAACACCGCCATTCTCTTAGAAAATCAAGAGCAATGGTGTTTAAAAGAAAATAACATTCATGCAGCAGGTACTGGTAGTAATACCGGTACTGGTGTTTTAGGTTCTGGAGCCGGGAATTACGGTTCACAGGCTGATGGAGGTTATGGTTCAGGTGATTCCTACGCTACTGGTGATTACAGATTACCTAAAATCTTAATCCCTATGATTCGTAGAACATTCCCTGAATTAATTACAAACGAAATCGTTGGTGTTCAGCCAATGTCTGGTCCTGTTGGATTAGCATTTGCTTTACGCTACAAGTACAGCCAAGAAAAGATCGACGGTACTGGTCAGAATAATACTGCTTCTGTTCTTAATGCTGTAAGCGGATTAAGTGGAAATCAAGCTAAAGCTAACAGTGGTGATCATCAGGAAGGTGAATTAGGTCACAATTACCTAGGTTCCGGCTTCACCGGTCAAGCAACAGATGTTGATGGTTTGACAGGTGGTCTTGATAGTAACTTCGGTGCTGGTCACTGGTTGAATGATGGTGTTGCAACTGCCGATAAAGGTTTTGCCGCTGCCCTCGCTACATTCGAATTAGATAACGCGAAGAACGCTCCAACTGTTGAGTTAAGCTTTGAGAAGACAGCTGTTGAGGCTGGTACTCGTCGCTTAAACGCTCGTTGGTCTGTCGAACTTGAGCAGGATCTTAAGAACATGAATGGTATTGATGTTGACGCTGAGTTAACCAATGCTATGTCTTATGAAATTCAGGCTGAAATCGACCGTGAAATGATTATCCGTATGATCCAGGCTTCTCTCAAGGCTGGTAATCCTGCTGGATATTCTGTTTACGTTCCTCAGTCTGCTGATGCTCGTTGGATGGCTGAAAGAAATCGTGATTTCTATCAGAAATTAATTATCGAAGCTAACAGAATTGCTGTTCGCAACCGTCGTGGTGCTGCTAACTTTATTGTTGCTACACCTAAGGTTTGCGCCATCTTAGAAATGCTTCCTGAGTTTTCTTGGATGACTGTTGATGGTAACGTCAGCACCCAGCCTGTTGGTGTTGGTAAGGTTGGTAATGTTGGTGGACGTTTTAACGTCTATCGCGACACCCGTACCGAAGCACAGTACAACTTAAACAATGCTGTTGGTGCTGGTAACGTTCATGTTGAATACGCATTACTTGGTTATAAGGGCCCTGAGTACTATGATACTGGTATCATTTACTGTCCTTACATCCCTGTTATGGTTCAGCGTTCTATTGATCCTAACTCCTTCTATCCGAAGGTTGGTATGTTAACACGTTATGGTGTTGTTGATCACTTATTTGGTGCTTCCAGCTACTATCACGTTGTTTTCGTCAAGGGTCTTGGTGCCGCTGACGGTATGACACAAGGTGTATATCTCTAATCTTAACTGATTATAAAACGCAAAAGGCGGTCTTCGGACCGCCTTTTTTTATTATTGTCTTAATGTCTTAACCCACGGAATGTCTTCTTCCCAGAAGAAGTCTTCAATCAAATGCTCATGAGTTGCTCTAATAGGGTTAATATCCCAACCACCTCGCCTAGCATATAAGCATGCGACTGACAGTTCGTCGGGTTCAAAGATGTCTAACAACCTAGAATAGATAGTCTCACAAAGCTCTTCATGGAAGTGACACTCATCTCTAAACGATACAATAT